TTAATCGCCCTTCATTGCTTTAAGTTTATGAATCCGTCTTTTTGCATCATTGATTTCATCAATGATCAATTTGTATTCCCGACGCTGAATCTTGCGCCGATCAAACAGTTGCATTCTTTGTTTTTGTAGATATGCCAAAATGCGTTCAATACCAGCAATGCGCTCATTCATTTCCAAATTATTCATACTTAAATCCTTTTTCTAATCAATCAATTATAAAATTTCACTGTTTTTCCAAAGAAAATAACGATTGGCCATTTTGATTACCCCTTACCTTTATGAAAAATATAACAACGCAATGAGCCAAAACCCTTCCCTGCTCTGTTTGTGTACTCATCATCGTTGTACTTAGAATTCACAACTTTATTATGCTCAATATATTTGTGCCTGCTGGTGTGTGGCAGCATCTTCTTGACTGTTTTAATGTCATCTAGCTGCTGGCGCATCTCTGCGGCCAATCCATAAAACTGATTTAAGTTGATGGCGATATACTCATCATTTCTGGAATGATTAACCGCAAAACCTTCATTATTGAGATACTCATAAACCTCCCAAAACTGCTCTAAAATTGGATGATCTTGTTTAAGTTCAATATCGCGTTCAATTGCAATGCGGCAAATGTACTCTTCAGTTGCACGCATCGTGTGCTCAGGAATGGGCATTAAAAACTTCAAAGCCTGCAACAATGAGAGCATCAAGCCATGCGTCAAGCCAATGCGCGTTGTCTGCACCTCTTCCAATGCCATAATGCGTGCTCTGTTTTGTTCAAAAACTGAATGAACACACTTTAAAATGGCATCTTCATTTTTCAGTGCTTCCACCAAAAAGCCTGACAACTCATCCATTGACATTTGTTCTAATCGACGGGCTTTAATGCGTGACTCAGATGTGTGATTGCTCGTATCAAAATGCACATAAACAAGGCGGGACAACAACGCAATTAAGTTATCGCGTGAACCTGCGGTAATGGCTCGCTCATTTTGGGATAAAATCAATGAACCTCTGAATTTAGGGCTGTTGGTGTTATTGCCATTATTCTTTTGGCCCGTTGTTCTCAAGTAACCGCCATTGTATAAGGACTTGAGATCCTCTAAGTTAAAGCCTTCACACTCAATCATTACCGTTGGCAAGTTGGCCACTTGTGATAATGTTCTGAAATAACCCACTTTAGAGCCGTTATTGGGATTGACCCCTTCATAGTCTCCCCCACGCCCAGAGAGTTTCCACATGAATTGTAAAATGGTGGACTTACCTGCACCCGCTTCACCTGTGAGCTCCAAAAATGGAAAGCCTTTATAAACATCACGCAATTGTTCTACAAATAATGAGCCAAGCCAAAACGCTAAAACCGTCAATCCTTTTTGGCCAAAGACATCAATGAAATCTTGGTGCCATGTATTTTGATAGTCCATGCTTGGATCAAACTCAGGCATTGAAAAAGTTGTCTTAATGTTTTGGTTCCCTGGCAACTCAAAATACTCTTCCTTATTGAGCTTATAGACACGACCATTTTTAACAGCAAACTCAGGGAAAATATACGCGCCCAACTCTTTGGCATACCCTAAAAATGGCACCGTGTTAATGTCTTTGATGTCGCTCGTTTTCACACGATAGATTTGATCTAAATGCTTTGTTTCACCTGTAAATGTCGCACCTGACACCGTATTCATCACACGCGCTTTGAACTCGCCCGCGCTGGACAATTGCTTCGGTGAAAAGGCATCTTTATTGCGTTTATTTTTCATGACCACTTCAAGAAAGTAGAATAACTCATTGGTATCTAACTCTTTTTGTGCGTACAAAATATTCGTAACGCAATTGGCAATCTCAGTGATGGTACAAGACGACTTAAAGGCTGTTTCCTCGTCCTCATCGTTTTTATTGATGGCTTCAAGCATCGCCTTCACATCCACTTTGACCCAATATGTATTGAAATTGAACTCAAGGAAAAACTGCTGCTTTTCATAGCGCTGATACATCAAATATGCTTTGCGCATCGGTGATCTTGCGGACAACACTGCGCCGTGGTGAAGATAGGTTTCAATATCTTCATCATCTAATTGCTCTTTGATGTGCTTATCGTTCCAATCATCGCCATCATTGGTAATGGCCAAACGGATGTCAGAAAAGAATCCTATTTTTTCACATAGCTTTAACCATTTAATGGCAGACTGTTTGCCTTTCTCATCTGAATCTAAGGCAATCACAATGTTTAAGCGCGGATTCTTTTGGTAGATCTGCGTTAAAGTGTGTTCAGGAAAGTTATTAGCACTCATGGCACTGATGGCATGAATGTTATGATGTCTTAACGCAATCGCATCAAAGATCCCTTCGACCACCCATAATTCATTAATTTTGGTCACATCAAGATCATTAAAATGCCAAGCCAATCCTTTGTATGAATAGCCTTTTTTGAAGTGGGCTTTTTGCTCAAACTTTTCCAAGTTTTCAATCAGGCGTTCCCAATAACCATCCCCTGGCATTGGAAAACGCACCGTTGGTGTGGAAACTTTTGTGCTATAATCAAAAAACGTTTCTTGCGTGAATTGGTCACACAATGTGGTGTTAAAGCCCCTTGCTTCCCTCAAGTATGCTTTAGCAATTGCGCGGCCATCTTCTGCCATTTCATGGGCATAGCGTTTAGAAAAGTTTTCAAAGATGTCTGGATAACGATCACGTGCGGAGATCTCATAACCGCACGTGGTACTATCACATTGGATCTTCCACGGATCATCACCAAATATCCATAATTTCTTTTTCTGACAGCTTGGACAAATACCATTTTTATAGCGTTTGCCATTGCCTTGAGGCTTTGCCCCTGTTTCTGCGATGAAGCGGCGCACCACTTCATCTCTCTGACTGCGTTCCATTTTCATTACATTTCACTCGTCATATAATTCACAAACTGTGTGTAACCACATCCGCGGTTCACCTCTTTGCCTTGTTTGAACACAACAAAAGAAGGTGCAACCTTGATATTGAAGCGGTGCATCAGGTTCTTCCCAACGCTGTTTGGGCTGATGTCTACATTGACGCATGCAATGTGCAAATGACGTTTACTGAACTCATCGAGCATGTGCAGCATTTTCTTAGAAGATGTGCAGTGGCTACGCGTGAATAAAATAATGGTGGGCTCGTTATCTGTGATGTTTTTGAGCGTTAAACCATTGGTAATATTGATCACATAACTAGTCATGATTCACCCCCTGAGATGCGCCCTTCTTAATGGATTTCATCAATTCATGGATTGAGATGGCAGACTTCAACAAATGAATGGTAAATGCTTGATCTGCCACTTCATCCGCTGCTAAGTAATATTGATGACGCACAGACTCAAGCACACTTAACAATGCAGAACTTGTCATTTGTGATGCTTGTTGAGCCAACTTCTGTACATCATTTGAATGGTCGATAAACATTGATGTTAAAGCTATACCGCGCACTGCTTTCGCTACGCGTTTAAAATCCAAGTGTGCTGCCTCTAAACATTGAGATACATTTTTAATGGGTAAAAAAGTGCCCTGACTAACTAAAGCCATAATTTTTTCTCCTTAAATTTTAATTAATTAGATTTCGTTTTAATGATCCAGCGATCAACTGTTTCATAGGTCACAAACGTGGATGAGCAATGCAGATTTGTACACTGGTAATACTTCTCCCTCGTTTGTGTCGTGATCACTTTAGTGGTGACAATCTTGGCTCTGCTACCACACTGTGGACATTTATACGAATTAGCGGTTCCTGATCTATTCACATACTCTCCAAATGTGTTATTTGCAGCTGTACTCTTCAATTGCTTTTTTTAATAAAGCATGAGCCACAGTCGCAACTGGACGCTTCTCTCTATTTGCAATGTTTCTGAGCTGATTTAACTCAGATTTCGTGATGGATACACGAACTTGCTCACTCCTTTGCTCGCTTGTAAAAAGCTTATTTTTCATTGATAATATCCTTAATGACTTAACAAATGACTTAATTATAGTTACTTCAAATGACCGTATTTGGCATATTACCCATCAATTGGGTGAATGTCAATAAATCAATCTATCGTTTGAATTAATCTATAGAGGAAACACTCATATGATAGAAATCGGACGTAGACTTAAAGAAGTTAGGGACAACTTAAAAATGACCCAAAAAGAATTTGGAGAAATTGCAGGTGTCGGTGGCAATGCCCAAATGAATTATGAAAAAGGGACGCGTAAACCTGATGCCGAATATTTTGCAAATATCACAAAAATTGGCTGTGATATCCAATACATTATTACGGGCATACCATCTAATAGCTCACAGCCCAAAATTTATGACAACGCTGGTCATTTAGTTGATTTGGAAGAATTCTGTTTTGTGCCTCGTTATAAAGTGTTTGCGGCGGCAGGTCATGGATCAGCCATTAATGAAGAAACCTATGAGTTCTCATTGGCATATCGTAAGTATTGGGTTAAAAAATATTTAGAGGTCAATCCCAAAGATTTAATTGCCATCACTGCCCGTGGTGACTCTATGATTGGCGTCATCAATGATAAGGATGTCATGCTCATTGATACCGCCAATAAACTCTTTAATGATGGGATTTATGTGCTCAGAATCGATGGTGACTTGATCGTTAAAAGCGTGCAAAAGCTACCCAATAAAATCATTGAAATTTCTAGCACTAACCCACTTTATAAACCGTTCACGATTGATATGAAGAACCCACCGAATGACTTTGACATCATCGGGTGCGTTGTGCATGTTGAGCCTGTGACATTGTTTAGAAATCGGCGTGTAAGGGATTAATATGGAAATCTTTTTGGCATTTGTGATTGTGGGGATTTTTCTTCTTATTTTAATGCGAAATAAAAAACTTAAACGCAACCAAAAACAAAAAATCTCGCCAAAAAAAGGGAAAAAAGTATCTTTCTATTATCTAAATTTTCCCGATCATGATGAGGATTTAACAGAAGAGGAAGAAGATTTAGAAGAGGCCAAACGATATAAAACTATTACCCTGCATAAAGTAGATGAAAATTATATTTATGGATATTGTCATACCGCAAAGGCTGAAAGAACTTATGTGCGTGAGAAAATTGAGTATTTTACAAATGGTCAAGAAATAGTTGATACGATGTATGAGGCATATTTAGATGAATATGCCACTCATAATGATAATTTTATTTCTATTCGCTACAACAATAAGAAAGGGGAACAAAAAAATCTAAACCTTATTATTACAAGTGAATATCCAATGTTTTTTAATGGCTATGTATTAGAAGATAGTTATGATAAATACATTTTTACCTTTTCTTATGAAAATGTTTTGAATGTTTTACGTGGTGAAAGGTTTAAAGAAAAATTGCAGCATTGGCAACCAATCATTAAACAGATAAAGTCATTGACTCATGATATAAAACGAACAGGCATTAATATTATCGGCTTTTCAGAATCTGAATCACTTGAGTTGGAAGAGCTTGCTAAAGCATATCGATTAAAAGTACTAAAAACACAAACCAAAACATTATTTGCTATTGTTACTAATGCTGCATTACCTGAAACACAAAGAGAACGAGCCACAGAGAATGGCACATTGATTATGAATAAAGAACAATTTTTACATTTTTTAAAAACGAGTGAGGTTTAAATAATAATTATGAATACAGATGTAGGCGCTAGAATTAATGCATTAGATAACAAATTAGTGGCTGCAGAATCAGACACGACAGAACGAGTTAAAGCGATAGAGGACAAAATATCTACATCAGAAACAGATGTAGATGCTAGAATTAATACATTAGATAACAAATTAGTGGCTGCAGAATCAGACACGACAGAACGAGTTAAAGCAATAGAGGATAAAATATCTACATCAGAAACAGATGTAGATGCTAGAATTAATACATTAGATAACAAATTAGTGGCGGCAGAATCAGACACGACAGAACGAGTTAAAGCAATAGAGGACAAAATATCTACATCAGAAACAGATGTAGATGCTAGAATTAATACATTAGATAACAAATTAGTGGCTGCAGAATCAGACACGACAGAACGAGTTAAAGCAATAGAGGACAAAATATCTACATCAGAAACAGATGTAGGCGCTAGAATTAATGCATTAGATAACAAATTAGTGGCGGCAGAATCAAACACGACAGAACGAGTTAAAGCGATAGAGGACAAAATATCTACATCTGAAACAGATGTAGATACTAGAATTAATGCATTAGATAACAAGCTATCAGCAACAGAAACAGGTATAGTCGAACGAATAAATACTTTAGAGCATCACTTATTTGGTGAAAATGGCACAGAAGCTAAAATTGATGATTTAGAGGAAAAGTTATTTGCTGAAGATGGTGCTGAAAGTAGAATTAACGCTTTAGATGAAAAATTAGATGAAACTAACAATTCTCTTGATGCAATACAAGCTAAAACAAAGGAACAAGCTAAAGAGCTAGAAAATTTTTTTGCAAAGCAAAAAGATGCAGTTGATAAGAAGATCATAGAATATGAAAATACTTATAAAGGATTCACTACAAAAATTGAAGATTTATTGCCAGCAGCTATGAGTGCAGGATTGGCAAGTTCCTATAAAGCAGCTAAAGAGACTTTCGATAAAAAAATCACTTTTTATAATCGAGCGCTCATAGGATTATTTTGTGTATTAGCTGTTTTTGGTGGCTATAATGTAATTAAATATGCAAACTTAGAAAACATAACCTTACTTTATGTTTTTTCTAAAATATTATTACAGCTTCCTATACTTGGCCTATTGGTCTGGATAACAATTTTTGTTTCCTCAAAATTAAATGAATGTGTAAGATTGCAACAAGAGTATGCACATAAAGAATCTATAGCAAGTTCCTACAGTAGTTTTAAACAACAAATTGAAAGCATTGAGAGCGATCAAGAAAAAAAAATGCTTGAGAATTTAATGGGTGATTTAATCCAAAATGTATCTTTTAATCCATCTACAACTTTAGATAAGCAGCAACCTCTCAAACATCCAGTTAAGGAAATAATAGATACAGCTGCTAATATTGCACAGCAGCGAGAATAATTATACAATTTGAATACCGATTATTTAACCTCCGCCTCAACCTGAGTCGTCAAACCACTCTGATCAAGGTTATGAGTCACACGAGTAGCGATCCAATTTTGTGAATCAATCTCCGCCTTAAAGCCCAGTACTTTCACTGGGCTTTCTGCTATGAGTTCAGGGCGACCCATCGCCAGCGTAAACGAAAATGATGCAACTGCACGTTGTACCCGCTTCAATTCATTTTCTGCCGCTGCCCTTGCCTCATCTTCCGTTTTGTAAATGCGGCGCAGCATCTTTGTGCGCTCATCATCGCCCACCAAAACCTCTTTACGCACGCCATTCTTAGTGGTTGTGTATTTCGCTTTAATGCCCGTATAAGCATCACGATCACTCACAGAATAACTGTGATTATCCCCTTGATTACGGGTAATGATGATTGTGGGCAACTCTTGGCCGCTAGCTGTCTTGCTTTCCCCGCGTTTCAAAAATAGGATGGTACCCTTTTTCACCGTGGCTACTGCATCAAACTCTTCAGCCAAACGCGTTAAAAAGTTGGCATCACTCTCATTGCGCTGCTGACGATCCTGCACTTTAATGTTGGCCAATTCATCAGCCACTCGGAATTCTAATTTGTGCTCTCCTGCAATCGCTTCCACAATCTCTTTGATGGTCTTTTGATGATATGCCTTGTTCTTCTGCTCCAAAAGCTTCTTTCTAAAGTCCGCAGAATTGGCGGAAATGGTGATCACATCAGGTGCGCCTGTATGTGAAACAGCATCCACCACAAAGTCCCCGCGATCAATCAATGCACCAAAGCCAATCTTCACATTGATCTTAACGCCACGCTTTGGCAACGCCATGAAACCATCACTATCATCAATCACAAGCGTTAATGTATCAGCATCAAAACCACGATTATCAACCAAATTGAGGGACAATAAGCGTGAATTAATGCGGCTGGTAATGTTCTTGCCATCAACAGTGATGGCATATTGTGGTGTTTTGGTATCAAAAAGCATAGTGGCTCCTTATAATACAAAGTTTCAATATTAAAAAAGTTCTGTTATTAAAATAATGAACTTCTAGTTTATTTAAGGACATAAATCATGGATAAATATAATAAAAGACTATCTGAGTCTTGGTTATTAGGATTTATACTAGGTGTATCCTCAATTCTCATAGTTTTAGCGGTGACATTAGCTATATTTAAGAATACAGAACTAGGCAATTATTCTGTGCTACTAACCATAATGTATGTTTCATTTCCTCTTGTTTTAGCTTGGTATAACAGTGTCATATCTGAAAGAAAAAAAAGAGAAATAGAAGTACTATCAAAAAACAGACAAGAATGGATCAATGATTTACGTAAAAATATGGCAGAATATTTGCAACTTGTATATAACATGAAATCATATAATTATGACCACCAAAACAATATAGTATTTACACCTCAGTTAGTTACAGAAGAAAATCACAATAGATTATTGTACATAACATCCTATGTAACACTGCTGTTGTCACCACAAGCAAAAACTATAAAAAATGATAAATCACTAGAATTAGTTAGATTATTAGGGGAAGTAAATTGCTTTATTTTTAATCCTTTAAGTATCGAGGATATCAATCAATTTTGTCAAAAAATATCTGAATATTGGGGTGCACCATTCGCAGCACCATTTCCTCTATATTGCGATAGTTTTGCACAATTATCCTCAACTGACCAAATGCAATTTTATATACATACAAAAACAATCACTCTGAAAATGATTAGTATCATGACTCAAGAAATACTCAAAACAGAATGGGAACAAGTTAAACTAGGGAATTAAATCAACCCACTAATCTGGCTTGTCAGCACACCCAATGCACCTAATAGATCATCCCCTTCCCGTTTGAACTCAAGGGTAAAATCCACAATATGTGGTGCGCCTGTGTGCTCAAACTGACGGGCAATTTCATCGGCATTCATACAAATATAATTGCCATGAATTCTGCCCGTTCTTTCAATCAAAGGAAATGCCTGCCCGCTGCTTGCCTGTAACCGCAAAATTTCCAACACATTGCGCCCGCCTGTCAGCATGGGTAAAAGTTTGCCCGACAACACCACCATTTCATCACCAGGACCCAAAAATTGATGGGCATCACGCGTGCCCACCCGTGAATTACTCGCATATTTATAGCCCGTTTTCTTTGTAAACTGCTCATATGGCAATGACTCCAAAGCAAAGGGGAAAAATCCCCAAACCATTTGAACTTTCATTACGTCACATCTCCTAAAAATGCACTGTTTTTATTGGTAACGCTGGCAATGCCACGCTTAACTGATTCAGCAATGGCGGATGCATCACTGCTTTGCACTGTAATGTTAATCTTGAATGTGTTGGTTTGTGTACGATTGCCAGTCCCATTGATGCGGTTTTGCAATATGCGTTGATAATCTTCTTGGCGAGCCGCATCATTTAAATGCGCATTGCCGCCAATTGCTTTTAATTGTACTTCTGGACTTAAAGTCCCAAACTCGCCATAGGTCAAACCTGTTTTATTTTCAATGTCTAATTTGTCATACATAGCCGTGTCTTTTTTCCCGACAATGGCATAATAAGCATCAAAAAACGGCTGCAATATTTTCATGACTCTATCAATGGCTGGTTGTGCCCACTTGACCATATCGTTCCAAAATTCCGCCACAGAGGACTTTAATACCGCAAACGAGGAGTCCCAATCCCTAAAGGCATTCACGACAAAAGCGACCCCTGCACCCATGAACTCCCCAAACTTTCTAAATGCAGTGCCAATCCCCAAAATAGTATTAGCGCCAATATCAAAGACAAATTGTAACTTAGAGCCAATGATGGGGATTCTGCCAATCCAGCTCCCTAACCAGTCATAGACATTCCGCAGATCTTTCCCTATTTGAAAAACACCATCTGTGAAAAACCAAACTAAGCTGTCCCAATTTTTATACACGCCATACATGACCAAGCCAATGCCAGCAATGGCTGCCACAATGGGATTACCAAGCACAGCAAACTGAAATGCTCCCCATGCCAATTTAGCCAAACCTAATGAGGCTGTAATGCCCATCACACCTGCTGCGATGTAGCTCAAATTACTAATGATATCTGGACTACTTTTGGCAAAATCCCCAATATTAACCATGATTTTAGTGAGCCATTTAAACGTATTACGTAGCCCTTTATTGTTCACCTCAAAGATAGAGATCTTAAAATCCGTCCATGCTGAATTTAATTGCTGCATATCGCCTGATAAGTTATCCGCCATGACTTTGGCCAATTGCTTACTTTCACCATGGTTGTTCTTCAGCTCATCAATGATGCGATTTAAATCTTCTAAGTTGCCTTTCTCAATCAATGCAGAAAAAGCCGCAGCCGCTTCCTCACCTGCAATACTTTTCAAAATCCCCATGCGTTGAGCATTACCCATTTTGGCTGTTTTCTGTAACACTTCTCTCAATAAATCAACAGGCGTTCTAAGGTTGCCCTTTTTATCATTCGTTTTAATGCCAAGTTTAGCCAGCTCTTTCTTTGCCATGCTCGGTCCTGCTGCTAAACGACTGAAGATCGCACGCATGGCTGTACCTGATTGACTGCCTTGAATACCAATGTTCCCCAACACACCAGCAATGGCAGAGGTTTCCTCTAAACTGACACCCAATCCCTTGGCAATTGGCCCTACATATTTCATGGTTTCACCAAGCATCTCAAGATCTGTATTCGTACGCGTAAATGTCCCCACTAAAATATCACCCACACGGTCCATTTCATCGGCTGATAAGCCAAAAGCTGAGAGAATATTTGACCCAATGTCCGCCGCCCTTGAAATATCCACATCACCTGCTTTAGCCAAATCCAATGTACCCGCCATTGACTTGATGATCTCTTCAGGTTTAAAGCCTGCCATCGCATAAAATGCTTGGCCTTGAGCAACTTGTGTAGGATCCGCCCAAGTTGAAGCACCCAATTCTTTAGCATTTGCCCGCAATGCTGCCAGCATGGGATCATCTTTTTGCAAACGTGTTAAAGCCTGAACTCTGCCCATCGTCGTATCAAAGTTCATACCATCATCCATAAAACGCGATACGCCATAACCCATTGCCGTGGCCGCTGCAATGTGCATACCACCTGCACCCATCATTTGTTTTCCTGAATTTCGATGAGCCTGCGTTTTATAAAGTCGCGTCAATCGCGCTTGTTGCCTTTCAATTAAACGAGAGGTTTTCTCAAGTTCTTGTTGATCACGTTGCTGCGCCCTGCTCAATGGTCCAACTTGTGGAATGCGATCATTGAGCTCTCGAACGCGTTTTTTATAATCTTTGATGTTCTGCTTGGTTTTACCAATTGAGCCATCAATACCACGCATCACAGAGGTCACGTGGTCAAATGCCTGTAAAATCACTTCCATTTTCAACTCAGCCACCACGTGCCTCCTTTAGCTCTTCTTGGTATGTTTTGGCATCCTCATACCACCCATTTAATTCAGATATTTCCATGTTGCACATATCGCCATAAGTGATGAACGGGAACGACAACCCGATCACCACCATTTTTGACTTTATGCCTCCATCTGTTCCTCTTCCTCCGCCCAATCGAGCGGATCCACCAAAAAAGCTGTGACCACTAATGCAAACTTACTGATGTCTTTAACGCTCATCTTTTTGATGACCGTCTGCGATAAACGTGGCTCCGTGATTTTTGGCAGCAACTCAATCAATGGATCGGTATGGCCAAACTGCAATGCGTGCAATGACAATCCTTTAAGGGCAATCACATTCGGTTCACGCACCACAATTTCTGTATATTCAGTTTCGCCCACCATTACAGGCTTGCTTAATCTCACTGTTTTTTGTTCGCTCATGTTTATTGTCTCCCTAAGTGACGACGGCGGTCTGCCAATTGATCTTTACCATTGATGCGGCGAATCATGTTCATGGGATCTTCAAAGTAAATCTCTTTGCCATCCACGAAATACTGAACACGTGCAACCGCCAATGTCACATCATTTGTACTCAATTCATTGAGTGATAAATCACCTGCATCTGCTTCCTGAATTTGCCCCCAAAAATAGGCTTTAAATGCTCGTTCTGTACAACTGTCCCCTTCCCCTAATGAGCCCAAAATCATGATGGGCACACCATCCACGGAACAATTGCTATTGACCAGCAAATCAAAATCCAACCCTTTGGTTGAAAAGCTCATTTCCCAATCAGCGTCATAACCCACAGCCACTTTAAGTGGACGTGATAAACCACCTGCATTCAACTCTTCTAATTTTGGTGAGTTCTTCGGCAACTTAATTTTTTCACAGGTGCCAGCATAGTTGTTGTCACCCACATACAAATCAAACGCACGTAAAATGCGTGGCAATACAATGCTCATGATTAACCTCCTACAGCATTTTTAATGAATTTATCGGATAAGCGCACCGTTAATCCTGGAGACTCAATCGGTGGCACTGCTGTCAATTCAAGTAACCAATCAGGGCGGCCACTCATCAATGCATCATCACCATTTAATTCAGGATGTAGAATAATCTCACCACCTAAAATACGGCCTGCACGCTGCCAATCATATAAAATGGCATCACCGCGTTGTTTGAACTGATCCAAACGCGCAGGATTCATCGGTTGATCTTGTGTCATGTTTTTGAGTAAATTTGCCAAAGTAATGGCTGCCACTTGGCTTGAACGTGCAAAGACTTCAAAGTACATGGATGAATCAGGTCCCGCGGTGGTGCGGTTGCCCCAAGTGCGGTAGCCATCATCTAACACAAAGCAAGAAATACCCGCTTCATTCAACGTGTTTGCACCTGTGCCATAGCCATTGATGCCGCTATATGTCACCTCTTTGGTTAAACCTGTCACACCTTTGAGCACCTTATTTGAAATGGAATAATGCCAGCCTTTCTCCTGATCTAAGCGGGCGCGTAAACCTGCCAATGCTGGTCCCGCATAGTGCTCAACTTCTGCGGCCAATTGTGGATTAAACTTGATGATGTCACCATAAAAGAACATGCCATAGTTATTGGCAAACTTCTTACGGTATACCAAAGCATCTGCGATATTTTCACAATGGCTCATGCTCATATAAGCAAAACCATATTGACGTTCTGCATGCTCCACCAATGCTTTGGCCACAGCTTCAGATTTATCATAAAGTGGAATGGTAAAAATGCGCGGTGTCACACCCACTTGAGTGGGCGCTAATGCCAGTGCTTTGAGCCCTGTCACGCTATCATTGTCATTCACCTTGCCAATAATATTGGCAATCGTCTCTTCACTTTCACCTTCTGCCACACGCACAACCACAACAGGCGCACGCACTTCTGCATCAATCGATTGCAATGTTTCTGACAACGTGCCTTTATTTCCTGCTTTGGCAATTGCTTTTTTAATATCTAAGACCAAAACACAACGATCTAACGGAAACACTTCAGGATCCGCATCTTCCGCAGTACACACAACGCCAATGGTATCTGTGGCCATAATGCGTGTTTCAATATATGCCTGATCATCAATCGTCAGGCGCACACCATGTAAATATGCAGTGCTCATTATTTCTCTCCTTTTTTATTCTTACCATCCGTCAAATAGCCTGCGTGAACCATCTTTTCAATTTGCTCTTTGGTGAGTTTCTTCACGTCAATCACATCACCTTTTTGATAGCGCACAGCGCCGATTTGGATTTGTCGTAAGACTTCCATGATTACTCCTTGAGTTTTTCAATTTCTGAATTAATATCTTTGATTTTTTGAGCAACTGCTCTTGCTTCTTCTTTTTCATCTAATAAAAGATGCATGTTCATATCTGACTGAAGTGATGACTTCTCATCTAAAAGCTTTTGCAACATCAGTTTTGCTTCTTGGGCTTGTTCTTTATTCAGTAAAGCATCATCGATCACCCAACCTTGATAAGTCCATTTTCCGCCTTTTGACTTATGGTCTCTAAACTGAATGAATTGTTCATCAGTCATCTCAACGAGATTCTCGAAATCATCGTTGAATTTTTGAGCGTCTTCGATTGATTCGTAACCAAAAACTTCATTTGTTTTTTTGTTTGTGTAGTGTTTCATCGTAGTTCGCTCCAAATAATTAAATTTTTCCAACCGACTTTCTCTGCTCTATATGTTGAGCCTGCGGGTACGATAAAAGATGTATGGCCGTACCAATTTTTGCCGTTACCCTGGTCTGTTTCTAGAATTAATGTATTATCGATAAAAATCTTGAGGGGATCGTAGTAGTTATCAAACTCATTATTTATTTGTACGCAAATCGGCTTATTAGTATTATTTTTGTATAACGTATCAAACGTTCTCTGACTCGTAACATTAACCCATTTCTGCCCATATCCTAACCCGTGACTGTTTTCAATGCTCTTCAACTGATCACTAACAGCTTTCTGACTCATCACGTTTGTTGTTGATGTGCCTATGGATTGCACAACAGAGCCACCTGTAATCTTTTTCTCAGCTAGATTATAAGCACTATCTGCTTTATTCTGTGCCGCAGCTGCTTTTTTATCCGCTGTTGCTGCCGCTGTATTTGCCGTGTTCGCTTTGTCATTGGCTTGATTCGCGGCTGTTTGTGCAGCTTTTGCAAGTTTATTGACTTCATTCACAATGCGCTGACTGGCACCCGCTGTGCGTGAATCACCCAAGGCATCCAAAATTTGTGGGATGGCTTTTTGATCAACTTTGGCAACTTCGGCCAATGCATGCATCACTGAACAAGCCAAGTCAAAAATGGCATTGTTATCATTTTCCTTCATACCATCAGCCTCAGGCTGACCACCCATCACATCATCATTTTCACTGACAATGCGAATCTTTTTGAGCCGATCTTCAGCTTTAATATTCTTTAAAATTTCAGGCATTTATCTCACTCCATATCTATAAGTACCGTTGTGCTTAAATGTTTTGTCATGCTTCATGGGGCGTGCATATTGCACATCTAACAATTCACACCGTGCAGGGGCGGTCGCATTTAAAATGCTTTTGGCCATTTCCATTTGGTCAGTTGTCAATGGCGATTGAAAAGCCACAATGTATTGCGCCCATGTCATTGTGGTTTGCTTGGCATATCGAATGCGGCCATTGTGTTTAAACAAACCATCATGTTGTTGGCGCTTCCCTCTACGAATGAATTCAATTTCACCAAAACCCACAGAGCGCATTGCTCTACGCATGGATGCCACAGTGCCTGCTTGCAAACTGATGGCAGGCGCTTCTCTAATCATTTTGCGTTTGCGATCTTCTGGCCATGATTCATCCCAATCTTCAATGCTTCTTGACCATGCCAACCACCCTAATAATTCAGTTGGACAATCCTCTGCACTATTGAGCGCGGCATAACTAAAATCATGCATTGATAATGCACAGACATCCGCTAAATCACGTTCTAATTGCGTGCTAGATGTGGGCAATAATTCATGTGGACGCATAGAAACCACCATCATTCATTTTGATCCCTGTTAATCGGATCACCTGATTCGCTTTAGCGATCACATCTGCTTTCGGTGCAATGATCTTAATGTTCTGCACACCTGGTGCGCGTGCCATATCATGAATGGCATTGAGTGTTAGAGCTTCCCCAAGCTTTGACACATCCTTTTTCAAGGCTTCAAAGCGTTGTTGTACAGAGTGATCCACAAGTGATTTCACCTGACCTTTGTAATACGTCACCGTAATTTCAATGGCTTGATCAATAAACTCTGCTTTCTTGACATACACAGAATCACACAGTGGCACCACCTCTTCAGATTCAAGATAGTTTTCAATCTTCTTTAGCAATACCTCATCAGCCACACCCTTTTGATCATGGGTCACAATGGTTAATGTCACATCGCCCGCTTTTGGTGTATGCGCATGTACGCCCACTTCTTTCACTCTGCCATCCACAGAACGTGCCAATAATTCATAAGCGCGTGCGGGTCCTGCCACAGACCATTTTTTAGGGGCATTTTGTGCGCGGTAACGTAAATCCTCATCTGCCTCCCAAATGGTGGGAATGGGCGGATTGGCATTTGGGTCACCTGCCTGAATGATTAAACGCTCCGTCACTGTATTGGCTGCAATGTTGTCCAAATTATTTTGTGTGGCATATGCCAACATGGTTTGCTTGAGCTTCTCATTGATTTCGTTTTTCAATAAAACGGTTTGATAGGCTGAAAGTTCCAACAATTTTTTAATGGGATCACTCTCAAGCACCAATGTTGCATAATCAGGACTCAATACACGAAATTGAGCCTCTAAATTTGATAACTCTTTTTCATAATCAATCTCATAAAAGACCTCTGGCGTTGGCAATGTTTCTAAATTAATCATGCGGATGCTCCTTTGACAAAATCATTGAGCGCATCAGGATTACGCAATAAGCGCTGGTTCATATAGAACTGTTCACCGCTTTCCTTAATGGTTGCTGCGATCTCTAAATCGACAAGTCCTGCATTAGATACAGGTGTAAAATTCACAAAGGTTGCAGTAATGCGTGGCTCCCAAATGGATAAAGCGATCACCGTTGCACTCATCAGTTGCATCATGTTTTCATCATTTGCAGGTCGGTCGATTAACTCAGGCAATAGAGATCCATACTCTCTACGCATCACACGTGAGCCAATGCGCGTTGTGATGATGTCAATGATGGATTGCTGAATGTGTTGGTTCATAGGGATTTCATGCCCCGTAATTCGATTCATCACACAACACCCCCTGTTTGATCACCACCAGCTTGCACACCACTGTGATGATGCTGGCTATATTTTTTGCCATTAATGGTTGGATCCACTTTAAAATCAATCGGAATATTTACGGTGCCCGCTTTGCCTGAACCACTCATCGCAAAGCCACCTTCTAAATTCGTAAAACCTTTAACCGTGAGGGATTTTTCAATGGTGGTGTCACCATCTAACGTGATCGTGGGGGCATGTACCTCTGCGGTTTGAGTATTGACAATCACATTGGCAGAGCTGTTTAAAGTTAAAGTGCCACTTTCTGTGTTGTGGTGGATCTCATCGCCATTATCAAAATGGATTTTAAAGTCAGCTTCAGACAAATAGGGATAGTTACTTTCATCAAAATAATTGGGGGCAAAACGGCACACATCATCCTCACCACCTTCCATCATCACAGTGCCAGAGACACCGATTTTTGGCGCACACCAAATCCATGTACCACCAATGAATGGCATGGCGCATGGCATCCAATCGCTATAAACACCCTGATCGATTTCAACACGCACTAAGCCTGGCGCTGTCGTTAAATCAACCGCGACAATCTTGCCCACAGGGTTCATGTTTTGAAGTTTTCTATGAATGTCTGACGGTAACATCTCAAAATCCTAAATGTTGTTTAACAGCATCTTCTAATGCTTTTTGATCATCGTTTGTGATGCCAAACAGCTCACGCACGGGATATTTATGCTTCAATCGTTTTTTACGGTTCACGATGGAGGATTTCCCAAATTGGTGAACGCCTGCAATATAGCCATCTAAGCCACTTTTATATTGCACATTGACGCCTTGGTCAGTGGCAATGATGCTTAATCTGCGTAATTGCGAAAGGCGCTTAAACATTTTGCCTTTCTTCATTGAGTATTTTTGTGGCTTACGTGGGACAAATGCTGATCCTTCCGGATCCACGTTTTTCTTGATTCTCTGCCCTGCACTTCGACGTACCACCATCCCCAAACTTTTGGCCAATTTCTTCCGTTCAACGGGCGATAATGCTTTGATCAAATCTTTTAAAGCCCCTAAATCAGCATGCATGAGTCACCAACTTCCCATCCAATCTTTTGACGGATACGTTCTCAACCAACTGCAACTCAATGGCAATGAATGCATCGGTTTCACGTTCTAATGCCGTTTCAAATCGCATAAATTCATCACCGCCTGTTTTACTGGCATGCTCACTCATCCATTCCCCAACCGCGGCAAATAACAACAATGCATCGCCTGCAAAATCATTAATGTAAATATTGGCTCGATAACTCAAACGATAATCCAACGCTTTGGCATTGCTTTTGGTCATCTTGCCTTCATCTGTGAACACATCAAATTTTGATTGATCCACATATTGCTCAAGCATTTGGGTCAGTGATGTGAGCTTTCTCATCGTTTTTCGAGCTCCTTAATCTGGTTCTCATGTTTCTTTAAAAGCTGGTCATGGTTGTTCAAAATCATTTTTGATTCAGAGAGTTCCTTATCAAAGGCACTCATCTTGGTCATAAATGCATCGGCACGATTTTCCAACTTTGTGACCTTCAGATCAGTCAATTCAGTGGTAATGCTGAATTTCTCAATCTTTAAATTCATTTCATTTTGCACATTGGCAAACTTGTCCAATCGGTTGTTATTCGCCGAAAAATACCAAGTGGCAATGGCAATACCGATGCCAAAAAAAGTGCTTAGGATTGCCAGCAGTGATTTATTCACTTCCCGAATTGTTACTGTTTGATGACTCTCAACTGCCATTGCTTCCGCCTTCTTTGCAAAAATATGTGTATAAATCCATGTACTTTTCTAATTGTTCTTGTGTGCCACTGGTGTCCAATTCATGCCCATAAATGGGATCAAAGATGAGACACCAACTGTCATTTCTCACTTCGTAAATAACCTTTGGTGCGCATGCGCTCAATGCGATCAGCATCAGACAACTGAGCATGACGCGCTTTAATGTGGTTCGCTTTTTTGACGTTATGAATGATTTCATGCGCAATGTTTCCCTCTTTAATTGCCTCATCTCGCTGCTTTTTTAACTGCGTCATGCGCCACATCACAATTTTGATCAGTAATGCAGCCACACCGAGCACACCTAATCCCCACACAAAACTATTCATGGTCATCCTTTTTTAAGGCATCGCGTTTTTGAAATGTGGTCACAATGCCTTTAGACACTTTCAAGCCTGCAAATGCCAAACAATAGATCCAATAGATTTCACCCAATGCACTTGGATCACGTACCGCAATCACCAATAAAACAATGGTGGCAACCACAAAAGCGCCTAAGCTCATGACTTTTGTATCATCAATCTTTTCCATGTCTGCCCTCTAAAACTGTGGATATTGTGGAGAGAGAGGCAATTCAAAATGTGGACCATCTGCAAAAGCACGCTGGCCACTGCGAATGCGTTGATCAACATATTTCTGTTGCGCTTGTTCTGTGGTCATGCCGCGGGTCTCAGATAGCAATGCATTCCATACACCACCCCAACGAATCGGGATATTGAGCTCAATGGATGCTTGTCGAACCGCTTCAGCAATTGCATAGCAACCATTCCAATCCCATGCCAACTTGCCATTGATCAATGGCACCAAATCAACCGCATGGGCATAACCATCTTTGCCAATCAAATGGCGTGAACCATGTAATGTTTGGGACGTGCCCTTTTGGTAATTAATCTTTTGTTGGGCGGCTGTGCGCACACCCTCAAAAACTTGAAAATCTTGTTGAGTCAATTGAATGGCTCGTTCAACAATGGCCACTAAATGTGGATGCACACCCACTAAATTTGCACGTGATTTTTGTCCTAACTTAAACATTATCAATCCCATAAACTTATTGTTTGTTTAACTGGCGCTTTGTACTCAGGCAAATAGATCACCGTGCGCGCAGGTAAAATGGCTGGCAACATTGCCAAATGTCTGTTCTCTTTCATCATGATCACTTGATCAAATTGAGACGTTGGCACACTGGCCGCATATAAAGCTGCATCTATGGTTTGTTGGCCATTGGCAATGATCTTTCTCATACCAACACCGCAAACACATCAGGTTCATCATAAAAAGTTCGTACAGCATTCCATCGGTCACGGCGCAATTCATCGACTTCTGGCGTAATGAGGCTTGCGCGGTCTTCACCTGATTTACGCGTCAAATCCATGTCCCGAAAATCTTCTAAAAGCTTTGCTTTACCTTCGCTAAATACTGCACGTTCAAAGTTAAATACATAACGGCTTTTACCCGCCAATTCATCACAGGGGACTTCTTCAAGTGTCAAATACTCAGCATGCTTTGCTCTGAAGATGCGTAATTCAGAAATGACCAAATCAAGGGCGGACAACAATGCCATTTCCACTTGTTCATTTTTAACAGAGTCTAAAATACGCATCGCATCACGAAAACTTTGACCATTAATCCCTGGCCAAAAGCCAGAGCGTGGGATCATTAATTCACTGTTTTTGCTATTTTGACCAATGAAGCTCATCCTAATCCTCCAATGACGGGGCTGTATGCTGGTACTTCGCGTGTCATATCAATGATCAGCTTCCCAACATAAGCCCCCGCGTGGTGACGCTCGTTATTCAACCTTGTCGGTTGATGTCTCTTCTTGCTTGTTTAAAGCAGCTTCAAGCTTATTTGCGCGTGTTTTAACTCCAACATCGGGATCTAATTCAAGCGCACGCTTCCAAACTGCCAAAGCAAACTGTGGATTACTTTCTTCTGATAACTCACCAATGGCACGATTTAACTTCGCACGAATGGCATCCAACATATCTTCATCCATCATCAGATCATTCAAAGCCAATAAATGTTCTAGCGTTGTATCTGGCTTTTGATTCAATGCCCGATTGGTGATCTGTTCCGTGATGGCACCTGCCTTATTGGTCTTAAAGATCGGTGGCAAATCATAATTGTTTGTCATCAAATACGTTGCAATGCGCAGTGCAAAATCAATGTCCCCCGCATCAACTGCCCAAATGAACATTTCAGCGGTGATCTTATCTTCAGGTGCATTTGGATTATCTAAAATGCCTTCAACCCAATGGCGATAATCCTCAAGGTGTTCCGCTTTAAAGCGCTCTTTCTCTTCATAGCTCAAAATGCTGCGTAAGCTAGATAGGTCATGCTTTAAGCGCACCAATAAATTCTGCTGCTCAGGATCCATATCATTTGGAGTGGCTGCATTGCCTTGCAACTCTGCAAGCTTGCGTTCTTTTTCTCGTTTGAAATAAAACACAGATCCCCCTTATTTATCTTCTAAGGTGATTTTTTCAACAAGCACCGCTTGTTCATAATTGTGCAATGCATAAAATTCATTTTGCGTGTTGTAATTCTCATAACGATCACGCTTTGAATTCATCTCATAAGATGAGCGCACAGAGCCTTTTTGAATGCGAATGGCTAAGTTTTTAGGACGCGTCACTAAAATGGTGCCATCGGGGAAAAAGTCGGGGGATTTGGCAATCAAGCCATTGATGACGTAATAAGCTTCCTGTGTGATTTTCTGTGCCGTTTCAGTGTTGGTCGCTTTCTCTAACAACTTCATTTGGCGACCCACCAATAAATCACTGGACACATAAACTTTAAGGTCTTTTTGATACTGCTTAGGGATTAAACTCAATGCTTGAACCACCAATTGATCCAAGTTTTCAATCAATTGACCCTTGCCCACTTTAATGGCTTCACCATTTAACTCAGTGATGGCATGTTCTGGTTTATGTGTGCGAATGCGTTGCAGCCAACCAATGTTCACATCCTGCCCTAATGGATAGGTTTTTTTATCGGTGTTCTCTGCAACTTTTTCACCATTCCAACCAATGCGCTCCATATCTTCACGTTTACTTTCTAAGCGTCGATCTTGTAAACGCTTTTGGAACATCTCTTTGGTGCGTGCAAAGGAGTTCAATTCTGCAAAAGTAAAATGCGTGTCATGATCTGTTTTGACAGCGGTATACACAATGCCTGACGGCTTACCTAAACCGCTTGTTTCACGCTCTTTATCTTCAGTATTTGTACGCCCTGACACCAACTGTGAAGGACCAAAACCAAGATCATTGACAATCATATCTGTACAAAGGTCAATGTCCACTTCACTTAAAATGCCTTCTGAAGCCACCTTTTCCACCCACACATATTCCGTTTGCGGGTTAATGGTAAACTTCTGGCCAGCTTCAATGGCTTTAACATCCACGCCATGCAATTCCGCCTGACGTGCTGTGTAATTGGTTAAACACTCTAATGTGTTTTGTAATAAAACTTCGCTCATAACTCTTCCTTAGACATCTGCTAAATATTCATTGGCACCATTGCCCGCAACAAATTCCTGTTTTGCACTGGGTTCTGGCGTGTTTTTTAATGATTCAAACTCTGTTTTAAGTTCAGTAAATGAGTCTGAAAGCGCTTTGTTTTGTTGCTTGAGCTCTGTAATCACGTCATCTTGCTTGGATGCAAATTGAGTTAAAGCACGTTCTAATGACTCAAGTGAGAAGTTTGACTCTGCTAATTTTGGGGCAGATTTTGGCGGTTCATTTTGTTCACGTTGTGCCGCAAACAGACCCGCAAATAAGCTTTTAAATAAGCCTTTTTCATTGGCATCCACATCACCATCGTCTACAAAATCAATGCCTGTAAATTCCAATGCAGTTGAAAAAATGTGCTCAGGCTTATGACGCACTTGAATGTTAAATTGCAAAGCTTCAGTGCCAAGGCTTGCAGGTGAGTCGGTCACACCTAAACCTGAAAGATATGCTTGATTGGTTTTTGCAAAGTTTGGTGCAATTTCAATGGAAAAGCCTTTCTTTTGATTTTTGGCATTCCACTCAACAAGGGCTGGCGTCACTTCCATTTCTGCATATAACGCACGCTGCGTAGTGCCATTGATTGCATAATCTTCCGCTTTTAATGCCAAAACATGACCATAATTGCCAAATGTGCTGTCAGGGTATGAGCTGCGGATGTGCTCCATCCAAATGTTTGCTTGATAAACCGCAGGATTATATGACGCGGCCATTTCATTGATTTGTTGTGGGGTGATTTCTCGCCCATCAATGGTGGGACCACTGACCGCAACCCGTGTCCATTTCGTTTTTTTATTCATGAATAGAATCCTAATCGTACAAAAGAGGATTCAATTTTTACGTTAATGGCAACAGAACGCACGTCATTACAGTTTGCCCTCAAGGGTTGCAAACTCAAACGAGATTATTTTTTACGCGTAACCATAGAGAATGAGCACATGAATAATGAATTGCTCATCACACCAGAAAACACCCAACCACGCGAACTTTCAAGGCTCTTTTATTTCGCGGGCTTTCGCGTATCTGAAATTTCCAAAATGATTGGCACGCCAGAGAGCACCATTTACGATTGGCGCAAAAATGATAAATGGGATGAGGCGGATTTTTTCACACGTTGCCAAGATGCTTTTCAGCTCAAATACATTCGTTTACTGATGAAGAACACCAAAACAGAAAATGAATTGCGTGAGTTTAAAGAGCTTGGTGTACAAATGAAAAACATCTACTCACCCAAGCCACAACGCAAAAAACGCAGTGCGCAAATCAATAGCGATCAATTCGATTGGGAAAAATTCCAATCCCAAATCAATGAGGGATTAAAAGATCTATTCCCATTCCAAACGCAGATCATTCAAGACATTGAAAAATATAAAAACAGTAAAAAGAGTTCGGCTGAATTCATTTTTGGTAAAACTCGACAGGCTGGCTTTACCTATTTTCTATCTTATTATGCCCTACGCCGTTTGGTGAATCTCAAACACAATCAAATTTACATTTCAGCCAGTAAAAATCAGGCGTTCCAAGCCAAACGCTACATGTTGGCCTTTGTTAAAAATCTGACGGGGGTTGAATTATCAGGCGGGGATGCCATTAAATTTAAAGATGATCTGAACTTTTATTTTTTAGGTGCCAATCCATACACTGCCCAAGGCTATACAGGCGATGTGACCTGTGATGAATTCTTTTGGATGCCTCGCTTTGAAGAGTTACAAACCGTTGTGACCGCATGTGCGACACATAAAAACTTTATTATTAATTATTTATCCACGCCTTCTAGTAAAAAGCATCCTGCCTATAAATTTTGGACGGCTGCTGAATACCACTCAAACAAAAAGAATAAACCCTTTAAGGTCGATCATGCCTCACTTAAAAATGGGCGGCTGTGTGAAGATGGTAAATTCCGTAAGATCATCACCATTCATGATGCGATTGCAGGCGGTTTTGATTTAGTGGATTTAGATAGTTTACGTCTACGTTATACGCCAGATCAATTCTCAAAGCTGTTTGAGTTCGAATTCTTTGATGACATGGAAAGCGCATTTAATTTTAATGATTTAAGCGCATGTATGGTGGATTCATGGGAGAAGTGGACAGACTTTGAACCTTTAACCAAACCCCATAAACCATTTGGCCGTAAAAAGGTGGCTGTGGGCTATGACCCTGCCCGCACCAATGATGGTGCTGCGTGTGTTGTGGTTGCCATTCCATCCAATAAAAATGAGCCGTATCGCATTTTAGAAAAGCACTTTTGGCAGGATGTCTCCTTTGACAATCAAGAGCGCTATCTCAAAGAAATCACAGATCGCTACAACGTCGTACATCTTGGCATTGATACCAGAAACATGGGATTGGTGATCGCTGAACGCGTGGAAAACTTCTATCCAAACTTAACGCGTTACCAAAGCGATCTATCCTTAAAAACCTTATTTGTCCTACAAGCCAAAACCCTATTTCGTGAGCGCAAAATAGAATTTGATGCAGGTTGGCAGGATCTTTTATCCAGTTTTTTAAACATCAAAAATGCCATGACCAAATCACAGCAATATGCCACGTTCCAATCTGTGAGAGATGAAGAACATGGGCATGCAGATTTAAGTTGGGCAACGATGTACGCGCTGGGCTATGAACGATTCGATGGCACAACGGTCGATACTGAACATGAACATATTGTAGTTTTATAGAGAGAATGATTATGAATAATGATGTAGTGACATTTAACATGGGCGAGCCTGAGATCTTCAGCCCACACGATTTCATTGATATGTTATCTTGCCAAACCATTGATGGCTACTATGCTCCACCCATTTCATACGACACATTAACCAAATTGCCTCGTTTGAATACCCATCATGAATCCGCTTTAGATTGTAAAAAAAACATCCTCAGTTCTATTTTTAAAGATACTCATTTTTTAGATTATGAATCGTGTGAAGCCTTCATTGCTGATTATCTAATTTTTGGCAATGCTTATCTTGAGCCTGTTAAATCATTGGTGGGCAATACAATTCGCTATCGCCATGTGATGGCCAAATATACCCGCGTTGGCACAGATGGCAATTATTACTTTCTCAAAAACTTTGGTGAGAAGATCAAAAAGAACAACCTGATTCATGTCAAAGCTTATGATGTGAATCAAAATGTGTATGGAATCCCACCATATTTAAGCGCCATGCTCAGTATTGCATTAAATCATGCAGGCACCCTATTCCGTTATAAATATTACAAAAATGGATCGCATGCGGGCTTTATACTTGCCATCAATGGACATGTTTCAGATAAGGGCATGAAAACCATTGAAGAGACGCTCAAAAAGACAAAGCAGTCAGGTAATTTTAATAACCTGCTCGTTCATTTGCCCAAAGGGGATAAAGATTCTGTGCAGCTGATTCCCATTAGCCAGATTGCAGCCAAAGATGAATTCGTCAATATCAAAGATGTGTCACGTGATGACATTGCCACCGTTCATCGTGTGCCATTGGTGCTCATGAGTATTCAAGCAACAAATGCTGGTGGCTTTGGTAATCCTGCACCATTTGCGAAAGTCTTTTACAAAAATGAGCTGTATCCAATGATCCGAAAATTCTACTCAGTGAATCATCGACTTGGCCAAAAGATATTTGATTTTGACAAATACGACTTAGAAGAAAGCTAGGGGGTGTTTCTCAAAAGAGTAACATCAGTAACCTGATTTTGTAATATTTACCAAAAGCATTGGTATTGCTACATTTCAAGAGATTTTAAAAATGTAACATTTTAGTATTTTTTAGTAACCTCAGATTACAAAAATCTATATCTATTTGAATTTAAATGATTATTTTTATAAAAAATGTTACATCTTATTTGTAATATTGATTACAGAAAAGTTACTTAAATGTTACATTTTGGAAACTCTCAAAAGCTAGTGATTGCAATGCATTTGGAAGAGTTATAAAAAAATGTTACTGAAATTACTACTTTTAAAACATACCCACAAGTTTTAAAAACTCTCTATTTAAGGGCGGAAAATTTAAAGAAAAAAGTAATATAAATATTCGAAATAAATCAGAATCCCAATTTGGTTGCTTATCATTGATGTGATCAAGCGCAATCCTTTGGTAATACTGCACAGCATTGCCCTCTTCTACGCACCTACGCCATAATTTTGGCCGTAAAAAAACGCCTTTTTTGCATAAAGCCCGCCGTGGTGAGGTGCGGATTTTTCGGGGGCATTTCTTAAAATAAAAATAATCCTCATCCAACAGCATCCACTTAAATAGAAATCATTGTTTAATTATATAAGCTTGAATTTTTTCAGGGCTTTCATATTATTTTTTTCTGTATCACACATATCTATAAAGTCACTCCACCAAATCAAAGCTTCTTTTCTGTGTTCTAAGTACTGTGCGCGATTATAAGCAGCGCGTACAGCATCACTATCTTTGTGCGATAAACACATTTCAATCACATCTCTATCAAATAAACATGTGCCATTTAATACTGTGGAAGCCAATGCCCTAAAACCATGTACTGTACTATCAATACCACAGCGATTAATTGCTGTATTTGGTGTGTCTTTATGAATATGTGTACTTAAATGATTATTTTGAAAAATATATTGAGATGATTTGAATTTCTTCATATCTTCGAGAATTTCCAATGATTGTTCAGTTAAATGAACAATATGAGCCCTTCTGCTTTTCATTCTCTCAGCGGGTATTGTCCAAACATCACCGTCAATTTCATCCCATGTAGCATATACAGCTTCGCTAATTCTGCACATGGTTCTTAATGTAAACTCGGTGCATTTTCGAACAATTAATGAACTTCTATCAGATGCAAAAAAATCATTTAACATATATATTTTTGATGGATCTAGCGCCCTATGATTCTGTTTTTCACGTATGGTAAAAGCCGATGCAGTGACTGACGTAACAGGATTCATATCACATAATCCTCGTGCAATGGCATAATCAAAGGTTAATTTAAGTGCTGATTTTGTTTTCTCTAATGTTTCTCCAGCACCACGCTTATCGATTGGCGCTAATGCTGCAACAATATCTTTAGGCCTAATTTTTGTGATGTCTAAATTTTCAATTGTAGGAAAACAATCTTTTTGGACAGATGATAAGGCCCGATTTGCAGTTGATTCAACAACAAGCAATTTCCATTTATCAAACCATTCATAAAAAACCTGACCAAATGTCATGATATCTTTTTTAGAGATACTTTGATGATTCTCCAGATTCCCTTTGAGTTCATCGCGTTTTTTTCTCGCAGCGGCTAAAGGGATGTGCTGCGCATCACCAATTGTGTAAGTTTTACGTTTTTTATTGAGATCATAATAATCTAACCGCCAAACTTTCTTACCTGTTGGATAAATTGTCAGTATTAACCCGCCACCATCATAAAGCTTGTAAGCTCTAGGCTTAGGCTGGGCTTCTTTAACTTGTTTGGAAGTAAGTGGAAGTATAATTTTCGCCAT